CTCCAACGAAGCAAAGGGCGCCCTCCAAGCAGCCCGCGCCGCAGTCACCACCGCCCGCCAGCACGGCGCCACCGACACCGAGATCCGCGCAGCACGCCCCGCCTAACCACCACCAGACCGGCCAGCCCCGAGACCACCCCCCTCGGGGCTGGCCCTCTCTCCGCTCCCGGAGGAGCACCGTGAACAGCCGCCTGCAACGCCTCCGCCACCGCATCGCGTCTCGCCCGGGACGCCCGTCCCGCCCCGCGTCTCACCGCGTCCCATGGTGGGTGCGCTGGTTCACCAACGCGGGACGCCCCATCGTCGCCATCGTCGTCCTCATCATGTGCGCACCCGGCGAGCACCACCTCGCCACGCTGGCCGGGTGGGACGGGCGTCTCGCCTGGGGCATGGCCGCAGTGTTGGCCGCCTACGCCGGCATCGCAGCGTCCGTCGCATCGAACCGTCCCGCTGGTTCGTCGGGCAAGGTGTCCGCCGTGGTGGGCGCGTTCGTCTCACTCGGCGCAGCGATGGCGGCTCAGCCCGTCTCACACCTGTTCGTCACCGGCTGGTTCTCCGCGGACCCGCGCCCGCCAGCTGCGCTCGTGGTGGTCGTCTCGTGCGTCCCGCCGCTCGTGTTCGGGCACCTGCTGCACCTCGCCGCCACGCCCGTCGCACGCAACGGTGAGACGGCGGCCGAGGCACCCGTCTCAATCCCCGCGACGCGTACTGTCCTGGCTGTCCCGGCTCCGGCTGCGTGGGTCGGAACGGCACCCGCAGGGGCGGGGCTGCTGCCGATCGCCAGAGCAGACGATGAGACGGACCGCCGCACCCCTGAGACGGACCGGTTCCTCACCACAAGTGAGGTCGCCGAGAAGTACGGCAAGACCGTCTCAACGATCCGCACCTGGAAGGACCGAGGCCGGATTACGCCCGCGTTCGTCGACCCGTCGCGCGGCGCGATGTACGACCCCGAGACGCTGCCCCGTCTCACCTCGGCCGGGTGAGACGGATGGGCGAGACGTACGAGTGGTGGGCGCCCAAGGAGGCGCCGCCGGCCGGAGACGTGAAGGAGCCCGAGCCGGACGACGAGGAGGAGACGCCAGACCGGGCACCCGTCTTCGAGCCGGAGCCCGACTACTGGCCGCGCCCCCACATGCCAGCCGCCCTCGCCCGCACACCCGAACGCGCCACCACCGCGTTCAGCCCGCGCACCCGCAAGGCCCTGTACAACGCCTCCGCGGCCGGGGCCGGTTGGGGCCTCGGCCTCTACCGGTTGTTCGCCACCGCGATCGCCGACTGCGGGCAGCAGACCAGCATCGGCGGCGCCCTCGCCCTCGGTATCGGCGGCACCCTGCTGATCGCCCACGTGTGGGACCGCCGCACCCGCCACTGGTGGCCCGGCATCGCCTGGGTCGCCCGTATCCCCCTCGCCACCGCCGTCCTCGCGCTCGCCCTGTGGGCGCCCGCAGCCTCCTGAACAGGACCAACACTGTGATCACCGAAGTCATTGCCGCGGCCCCCGGCATCAGCGTCGAGGGCGGGAAGATCCTCGGCAGCGTCGGCGCAGGAGGTATCGCCACCGTCCTCACGCTGATCCTGTGGATCGGAATCCGCGACCCGAAAGGCGGTGGCGGGGATGGCGGCGGCGGGAAGAAGTCCCGCATCCGTAAGCGGCTGACCAGCGACCAAGCCCAGTGGACGGGCGTTGCTGCGGGCACGTTCTACATGGTCGCCGGATCGATCTGGACCGTCGGCCAGAACCTCAGTGACGCGTTCGCCAGCGTCTTCACCGGCGGAGGCTTCGGCACTGCGGGCATGGGCGGCGTGTCGCTTCTGCTGGCCGCGCTCATGTACTTCCGGGAGTTGTCCCCAGGAAAGGCCGCGCTGGCCGGGGTCATTGCGGCTGGGGTGTGGGCGCAGGCCGGCGGGATCTGGGGCCTGCCGCAGGCTTTGATCCTGACGGGTGCGCACGCGATCGGAGCCACCTGATGAAGATCGTTAACAGGGTGGGGGAGAGGCTCCTCCCCCGCTGGCTCCGCAACGAACTCCGGCCCGTCCTCGCGTTCGCGGGGGCGGGCGCAGCCCTGCGTGCCGGGTCCGTTGCTCTGGCCGCGCGTGGCTGGGCGTGGCTCGGCGAACGCCTCAACACCATGGAGCGGCTCGGCGCTATCGCCGCCGGCGGATACCTCGCCGTGTACGGCTGCCTCCACGCCCCGCACATCGCCCGCTTCGCCATCCCAGGCGGCATCATCGCCTGGTGCGTGGCCGCGTGGCTGGCCGCCCCCGAAGAGGCACACGAGCCAAGCAGGGAACCCGCAGAAGCCGCGTCAGCCACCCCGGATCCCCACGACGTCACGGACCTCGTACGCGACCTCGTAGGCGAGGACCGCGGCATCCTCCTCACCGCCCTCCGACAACCCCTACGGGCCGCCGACACCAGGGCCGTGCGGGAGCTGCTCGCCGCGGCCGGCATTCGGGTGCGGCCGGGGGTGCGTACGGCTGACGGGAACGGGCCGGGCGTTCACCGCGACGATCTGCCCGCGCTCGCCCCCTCCCCGTCCGTCCCCCCTGTCGAGGCTGTTGCCGCAGGTGGCGGCGCCAACACCAACGCCAACAACACACTCAGGGTGCAGTCTCGAGAGGGGATGACGATCATCAACGATCCGGCCGACCGGCACCGCGCACACTCACTGAAGCCCTGAGCCGGAGGACTCTGATGCCGTACGTGTACCGCTGCCGCCAGTGCCGCGCCGCCTCCCCACCCGGCCCCCGCCGCGACGCTGAGGACGCCCGCCGCGAGCACCGCACGACCGAGCATGGCGGACTTGCTCCCGACGGGGAACGCATCGAGTACGTGCCTGGCAGCGCGCGGCATCCCGACGGCCGGTATGTGAGCACGGGTGGGCTGATTGCCGGCCTGGTGCTGCTCGCGGTCGCCGAGGAGATTGCCCGACTCTGGGGCCGATAACTGTGGCCCCCTGCCACACTGCCTGTAGCAGCCGGGGTTCGAGCGCCACGACTGTCCCCGAGAGGCCCCACCGGTCAACCCCCCGTCCCGGTGGGGCCTCGCCCACACCCGCCCGACAGGACACCCCGTGAACATCACCGACTACACCCCGCCCACGCCCACTCCGCTCCCCGCCCGCACACGCCTCGCCGACATCGATCCGCGCACCCCGGCCGCCGCGCGTGCCGCCGGCCGGGTCACGGACGTCCCCGACCACCGCGCGGGCCAGGCGCCGGTGACGTTCAACTCGGCCGCATAGACCAGCACCGGCCCCGCCCCAGGCCCGGGGGTGGGGCTTTCCCTGTTCCCGGGCCGAATGCCGGCGGCGACCGTTACGATCCGCGCACAACACGTCCTTGGGGGGACCATGCGCCGTCGCACCATCTGGATCAGCCTGTCCGCTGCCGTCGTCACCGCGCTGATCGTGGCGGGGGCGGTGGTGTGGTTTAACGCCGAGTCGTACGAGGACGCGCTCGCGGACTGCAAGCGGGCCGTGGCCGCCTACGATTCCGACGCCCATCCTGTCGCTGAGGGTGGCAGGGTCCCCGGGTGCGAGGATGTGAAGGACGACGACTACATGGCGCTCATCCTGTCGAACGCGATCGACGACATGCCGAAGGGCGACAGGGACATGTTGGACTACTACGACAACGGGACGATCGACGGCAGCATCGGCTGAAGCTGTCACCCGTTCGTGGTGGTGACAGGCGGATGGTGGGGGCGTAGCGTCCGGGGTGCGGCAGTTGGGGGGCGCCCCGGCAGTCGCAGTGCTGGGTGGTGGGTTGGAGCTGCGAACTTCCCCCACTCCTGGCTGCCGCGTAGGTGTTGAAGGGCCCCGCCTGGATTCGTCCGGGCGGGGCCTTCGTCATGCGGTGGGCTCAGCGGGCCTGGCGGGTGTGGACGAAGACGGTCAGGCAGCGCGCGAGGCTACCGATCCGGAAGTTCCAACCCTTCAGCCCGCAGTAGTCGGTGCGCCAGAAGCCCGTGTGGCTGCCGGGGGCGTCGCCCCAGTAGGCGGCGGTGCGCCACCAGCGTCCGCGCACGGTGGCGCGGACGTTCCAGAGGGTTCGCTGCCGACTGCTCACGTGGTGTCCTCGCCCGGGCGCACCGGACCCGCGTCAGCCTCGTCCCCGGGCACGTTGGCCCACTTCAGCCCGAAGAACTCGTTGTTCTCGTGGAAGCCACCGTGACCGCTTCGGAGTTCGCACCTTCGGTCGTTCCCGCCGACGGACACGCACCTGTTCACGCTCTCGACTTCGTCAGCCAGGGAGCGCAGCGTCAGTGCTACTCCGACTGTCTCGGCGTCGCTGAGGGTGGCGGACTCCAGTTTGTCGGCGAGGTAGCGGAGGCTGTTGGGAATGGTGCGGCGGCGGATCGTCTCGCTCATGGTGTGGGCTCCTCGTCCGGGCGCACCGGGCCCGCGCCGAAACGTGGATTGGTCCACGGCATTTTGCGATGAAGCTCGGCCACTCGATTGCGCATCTCGGCATGCGCGTCGCGGAGGCCGTCGGGGTCGCCCCAGACCACCCGGTTGACGATGCGTTGCTGCGCTTCCTCGGCGACCCCTTCGTCCGTCATGGCACGCTCCATCGCATGCAGTGTCCGCCGCAACAACTCCGTCTGGGCGCATTGGATTGGGTCTTCGACGAGTTTGCGTCGCATCCCGGGTTGCTGATCGATGTGGCGATTCAGGGTGTCGTCGATGAACTCGCTCATCCGTTCGTCTCCTCGCCGCCCACCGGGCGCCCCGGCTCCTCCGGCCAGTCCTTCGGGTCACCGCCACGCGCGATCCACTCGGCGCGACGCTCGGCGTCCGGCCGCATGACGTGCCGCCGTAGTTGCAGCTCAGGACCGAGGTCGCCTGGGTTGAGGACCCAGTCGAGGGTGCGGACGGCGGCGTCGATGCTGGCGTCCCATCCGTGTTCACAGATGTTGTCGTCGAGATCGGCGCGCATGTCGGCGATCTCTTGCAGGCTCCTCATGCGGTCTTCTCCTTCGCTGGGCTGACCGGACGCTGTACGCCCTGCGGCCAGCTCATGATGCCGTCCTTATGGCGCCCCTCGTGCCCGGCGGGCAGCTCGCAGCGATCGGAGTAGTTGGGTGCGCCGCACGCGATGCTGCTCCGCGACCAGGGTCCAGCGGCCGGCCGTTCGGGGAGCTTGGCTCCGGGGCGGCGCATGTACCAGCGGATGAACTCGCGGAGCACCCTGGCGCGGGGGCTGCGGCCCTCGGGGTGGACTGCGCGAGTGGCAGCTTCGAACGGTTCCCATTCGTCGTCGGGGGCGCGGAACTTGCGGGGGGTGTCGTACTCGGTTTCGGCGTCGGGTGTCATGCGGCCAGAGTACCCGAGATTGTGGCCACAAACGAGTGAACCGAACCCTTGCTTTGTGGCCACAAGATGGAGTAGTTTTGTGGCCACAAGGAACGAACGAGGGGGACCACATGAACGCCGCAGCCACCACCCACCACACCGACTGCCTCCGCTGCGGACGTCGCTTGACCAGCGCCAAGAGCTGCGCCACCGGATACGGACCCACCTGCACCCGCAAGGTCAAGGCCGCCGCCAAGGCCGAGATCGTCGCTCAGTACAAGCCCCACCAGGTCGCCAAGGCCGAAGAGCTCATCGAGCAGGGCGCCCTCATCCCCCTCCGCGCCGGCATCTACCTCGCCCCCTCCGCCGACGGCACGCGCACCTATAAAGCCCACCGCACCGCCTGCTCCTGCCCCGCCGGGATCAAGGGCCTCCACCCCTGCAAGCACCGCATCGCCGCCCACATCCTCAGCCTCGCCGCCTAGGAGCCCGCCATGCCCTCACCCCGCTACCAGATCCGGAAGGCCACCCACGGCGGCTGGTACGTCTACGACACCCGCACCGGCGACATGTGGCCGGGCATGGTCCAGGTCGGCGCCCGGCAGCTCGCCGACCACTTCAACCGCAAGCCCCACACCGCGTAAGGAGCCCCACGATGTCCCGAGCCATGGACCGTATCCGCCGCCAGTTCATCGACCAGCACGGCGATGCACCCGCCACCCCCGCCGAGGCGCTCGCCCACGTTCTCGCCGTGTACGCCGACGAGCCCGACGGTCACCTCGTATTGCAAGCCACGTCCGGTATCTACGGCGACGGGGTCGTCACCGGCCTAACCATGGGCGACCTCCGCGCCATCGCCGCACACCTCGCCGCCTGACCCCGCGCATGCCGAAGCCCCCGACCGCCGCCAAGGAGTCGGGGGCTTCACCCTGCGCACACCGTCCACCAGTTGCACGCGCCGTTACCATCAAACCACGACCACCAGTAACAGCACGAGAGGCAGGGCGCCATGGCCAACCCCAACCAGAACGCCCGCGACGCCAAAGGCCACTACATCCGCACCACCGAAATGGCCACCAAAGACGCACGCGCCGCCGAACTCCGCGATCAAGGCTGGACCCTCCAACGCATCGCCGACGAACTCGGCTACAGCGACGGCCGCGCCGCCCAACTCGGCATCCGCCGGGCCATCCGCGACATCGTCCAAGGCCCCGCCGAGAAACTCCTCGCCTCCCACATGGAGCGCCTGGAAACCCTGTACGCGGCAGCCGTCGAGATCCTCGAAGCCGAACACGTCGTCGTCTCCCACGGCAAGATCATGTACGGCGCGGACGGCACACCCCTTCACGACTCCGGGCCGAAACTCGCCGCGATCCGCGAAGCCCGCTCAACACTGGAATCGTTCCGCCGGCTCACAGGCCTCGACCAGCCCGCCAAGGTCAGCCTGTCCGGCGGCGTGAAGTATGAGGTCGTCGGCGTAGACCCAGAAGACCTCACGTGACAACCGCGCTCGACCAGGACGCCATCGTCCGGTACGAACCCCGCGGCGCAGCACTGGAGCTGTTCCGCACCCGGGACTCCGAAACGTTCATCGCCGGGCCGGCGGGCACCGGCAAGAGCCTGGCCTGCCTGTTCCGGCTGCACCTGACTGCGCTGCACAACCCGAACGCCCGCTTCCTCATCTTCCGCAAGACGGCCGTCTCGCTCGGCGCCACCACACTGGTCACCTGGGAGAAGAAGGTCGCTGCCGACGCCATCGCGCGAGGCATCGTCTCCTGGTTTGGCGGCAGCCCGCGGGAAGCTCCGGGCTACCGGTACTCGAACGGCGCGAAAATCGACGTTGCCGGGATGGACAAACCCGAGAAGATCATGAGCGCCGAGTATGACCTCGTGTTCGGCGACGAGGCCACCGAACTCACCCTCACCGACTGGGAGTCCGTCGGCACCCGCCTCCGCAACGGCATCCTGTCCTGGCAACAGCAGATGGGCGCCTGCAACCCGGCCAACCCCACGCACTGGATCAAGCAGCGCTGCGACCAGGGCCAGGCCACGATGCTCGTCTCGCGGCACCGCGATAACCCCGCGTACGTCAACACCGATGGCTCGTTGACTGCGAAGGGCGTCGACTACATGGCCAAGCTGGACGCACTCACGGGGGTGCGCCGGCTCCGGCTGCGCGACGGTAAGTGGGCGGCCGTCGAGGGACAGATCTACGAGGCGTACGACGAGGCGATCCACGTCGTCGACGAGGTGAAGCACACGGCCGCGTGGACCCGGTGGGGTGCGGTGGACTTCGGGTACACGAACCCGTTCGTCTATCAGGACTGGTGGGAGGACCCGGACGGCCGCCTGTACCTCAACCATGAGATCTACTACACGCGCCGTCTCGTCGAGGACCACGCCGAGCGGATCAAGAGCCTCCTGTACTACCCGTCCGGGCAGCCCCGCGGCCTGCTCCCGCGCGCCATCTACGCCGACCATGATGCGGAGGACCGGGCCACGCTGGAGCGGAAGTTGGGCCTGTCGACGAGGCCTGCGGCGAAGGGCGTCTCTGATGGGATTCAGGCGGTGCAGTCCCGGCTGAAGGTGCAGCCAGACGGGAAGCCCCGTCTGTTCATTCGCCGTGGCGCGGTGGTGGAGCGTGATCCGGAGTTGGAGACGGCGTCGTTTCCGATAGGTGCCGGGGAGGAGATCGCGGGCTACGTGTGGGCGGTGAAGCCGGGCAACAAGGGCGGGTTGAAGGAGGAGCCGGTGAAGGAGCACGACCACTCGATGGATGCGCTCAGGTACATGGTGGCGGCTCGGGATCTGGTGGGTCGTACGAAGGTGAGGTGGCTGTGATGGCAAGCAATGCCGTGCAGGGGCGGACGGGTTCGGGAGGTTTTGCGGTGGCGTGGACGAAAACGATCCCGACGCTGAAAAAAATGCGGCCGGGCGCCATGTTGACAGGAGGATTTACACTCATCTCAGCAGGCACGTGGAACATCTTCGGCCAAGGGGTCGGAATGATCACCGGAGGAGTACTCCTCTGCACCCTGCAGTGGTGGGTCGACCGAGACTGACGAAGGAGGGGGCCCATGGGCAAGACGCTCTTCGGCTCCCTCGCCACAGCAACCCGCAGCCTCGTCAACCGCACCCCCGTCCCCTACGTGTCCGGCCGCTCCAACATCTCCATCCCCTGGCGCGCCCCCACCGGCGCCGAAGCCCAGATGCGGGCCATGGGCACAGTCGGCACCCTGTTCTCCATCGTCAACCGCACCAGCAATGCGACCGCGCTGGTCGAGTGGAAGCTGTACAGGAAGGCCGCGTCCGGGCTCCCCGAGGATCGTGTCGAGGTCACCTCGCACGCGGTCCTCGACCTGTGGAACAAGCCGAACCAATTCTTCACCCGGCAAGAGCTCGTCGAGACGCTGCAGCAGCACATCGACCTCACCGGCGAGGGCTGGCTGATCATCGCCCGCAACCCGCGCTCCCCGCTGCCGCTGGAACTGTGGCCGGTCCGCCCGGACCGCATCCAACCCGTGCCGCACCCGGTCGATTTCATCTCCGGCTACCTGTACACGGGCCCGGACGGGCAGGAGATCGCGCTTCGGGTTGAGGACGTCATCCAGATCCGTATGCCGAACCCGTTGGACCCGTACCGGGGTATGGGGCCAGTGCAGAGCGTGTTGACGGAGATCGACGCCTCCCGGTACAGCGCCGAGTGGAACCGGAACTTCTTCCTCAACAGCGCCGAACCTGGTGGGATCATCGAAGTCCCCAACGGGCTGTCCGACAACGAGTTCGACGAACTGCGGGGCCGGTGGAACGAGCAGCACAAAGGCGTCGCCAACGCCCACCGGGTCGCGATCCTCGAACACGGCAAGTGGGTGGATCGGAAACTCACCCAGCGGGACATGCAGTTCGCTGAACTCCGCTCCGTGTCCCGCGACGTGATCCGTGAAGCGTTCGGTGCACCCGCCTTCGTGCTGGGTGAGGTCGGCGATGTCAACCGGGCCACCGCTGAAGCGTCCAAGGTGCTGTTTGCGGAGCAGCTGACGGTGCCCCGACTGGAGCGGTTCAAGGGCGCCCTGAACAACGATCTGCTGCCGCTGTACGGCCGCGACACGGCGCGCATGTACGAGTTCGACTACTGCGACCCGGTACCCCCGGACGCTGCGGCCCGCAACGAGGAGATCACGGCGAAGACCACGGCGTGGAAGACGCTGGTCGAGGGTGGCGCGGATCCGGTGCTGGTGTCGGAGTACCTCGGGCTTCCGGATCTCGGCTACCGGCCCCCGGTCGCCGTACAGGCGCCGGCGTCCGCCCCTGCCGCGGCGCCGGCGGCGCGTGTGGATCTGCACCACCACGTGCCGTTCACGCCCGCGGCCCGTCACCTGCCGTCGTACAACACGGTCCTCGCCCGACCCCGCCCGCTGCCGCGCGCTGCTGCGGAGCCGGATCTTGACGCGGTGCGTGAACAGTTCGACGACGCGCTCGCCAGCCTGCTGGACGCGTGGGGGCCGGTCGCCGAGGCGCAGTACAGCGAGCTGGAGCAGCAGATCGCAGACGCCATCGACAGCGGTGACGCGGGCAAACTGGCTGGCCTGTCAGTAGCATCCGACGACGCAGCGCGCGTCCTCCGCCAGGCGCTCGCCGACATGGCAGAGACCGCAGCCGCTCAGATGGCTGCGGAGGCCGCCGAGCAGGGCGTGAAAGTCCGCCCCCCGAAGCTGGACAAGGGCCTGCGGAACGCGTTCGGCAGCGAGCTGGTGGAGATCGCCGCCGCGACCGCTGGACTGGTGGCCGCGGACGTCGCCGCCTCTGCAGGGCGCGAGGCGCTGCGCCTGCTCGTGCCGGGTGTGCGCGGCTCCGAGGTCGCGGAGAAGGTCGGCACCTTCCTCCGCGGGCTGAAGAACTGGTTCCGCCGCGACCAGCTCGGCGGCGCGCTGCACCGGGCGCAGAACGCCGGCCGGGTAGCGACGCTTCAAGCCGCACCGACCGCCCGGTATTTCGCCAGCGAGAAGAACGACGCGAACCGCTGCCCACCCTGCGCGGACATCGACGGCCGCGAGTTCGAGGACCTGGCCGCGGCGCAGGCCGTGTACGGGGCGGGTGGCTACCAGGCGTGTGAGGGCGGGATCCGCTGCCGCGGAACGGTCACGGCCGTGTGGGACACGACGACGGAGGAGGCTTCGATGGGCCGCACACGCCGGTGCTGGAACACGGCCAGCCCCGAACAGATCGCCGCCCGCGGCCGTGCGATGCGGCCCGCGCTGCCCGCACCGGACGGCGCCGAGGGCTGGTACCGCATCACCAACAGCATGGACGCCGGAGGGGAGCCGACGGCGTCGGTGCACATCTACGGCGACATCGGCTCGTGGGGTATCACCGCAGCCAGCTTCGTCGAGGAACTCAAGGCCGTCGACGCAGCCGAGATCCATCTCTTCGTCAATTCCCCTGGCGGCGAGGTGTTCGACGGGCTGGCCATCCACAATGCGCTGCGCTCGCATCGGGCGCGAGTCATGGTGCAGGTCGACAGCCTGGCCGCGTCGATCGCCTCGGTGATCGCGATGGCCGGGGACCGGATCGTCATGAGCCCCCACTCGCAGATGATGATTCACGACGCGCAGGGCGTATCGTGCGGCAACCCGGAAGAGCTCCGCGAATACGCCGACTTCCTTGACCGGCAGTCCGACAACATCGCCGCCGTCTACGCCGAACGGGCGGGCGGCACCGCCAACCAGTGGCGCAAGCGGATGCAGGCCGAGTCCTGGTACTTCGCTGACGAAGCCGTGGCCGCCGGCCTGGCGGACGAAGTTGCGAAGCCGCAGCGGGCAGGCGAGGAGAGTGCGGTCGACGACCGGGCGATGGCTGCGGCGTGGGACCTGCAGGTGTACAACTACGCGCACACCAGCCGGGAGGAAGCGTCCGCGCCCGAACTGCCGGCGGCCGAGGCCCCTTCGGCGTCTGTGGAGTCCGTCGCTGACAGCCCGGCCATGGCCAGCTTCGACGGTGCCGCGTTCACCGCAGCCGTCGCCACGGGCCTCGATCCGGGCCCCATGCCCGGCTTCGAAGCGGACCGCTTCCGCGACCTCATGGGCAGTGTCGCCACGACCGCGCCGGCACCGCCCGACGTACGGCCGGCCGCGCCCGCCCCGGTGGAGCCTGAGCCCGTAGCCGAGTCGGAGACCACACCGGAACCGCCTGCGGTCGTCATCCCCGACTTCGACCCGGTGGCGTTCCGTGTCGCAGCCCGGGCCGCGTTCGACCCCATGCCCGGCTATGACCCCGACCGGTTCCGGGGGCTTATGGCAGGAGTCGCCGCCGACGCCCCGGCAGCGCCACCGACGGAGCGCCCGCAGGCGCCCGCAGCGCCCCCGCCGCCGGTCGCCAGCACGGAGCCCACACAGTCGGCCGGTGACATCGCCGTCGACTACTTCCGCACCCTCATGGCCAACGCCGCCACGAACCTCGCCGCCCCCGAACAGGCTGCGGCACCCGACCCGGCACCCGCCGAGCCGGTCCCGGCAATCGACCCGATCGCTTTCGAACGCAGCCTCAAGGAGGCACGACTGTGAGCACAGCAACCATCCAGGGGCAGCGCGAGACCATCCGGTCCAGCATGCGCCACCGCATGATCCAGCGGGCGGGCTTCGACCCCGCCGCCGTCGGCAAGGCGTACAACCGGGTCGCCGAGCCCCCGGCTCCGGCCGGCGGGATGGACCCGGAGCGGCTCGCCATCCCGACCGGGCAGGCGGAGTTGGAGGCGATGCTCACCGACTCCGCGAAGATGCAGAAGGTGTTCGCCGACCGGAACGGTGCGTTCGGTGAGTTCGTCACGAACTACGCGCGCGCTGTCCACAACCGGGACCTGTCCATTGCGACGCAGGTCAAGGAGCAGACGGAGCAGATCCTCGCGAACTGGCTGCGGGAAAACCAGCCCGAGGGCGTCGACCGGATCGACCTCACCCCGAAGGCCGTCGCCGCGACCGGGAACGCCCGGAACCACCTGCACAACCCGCGGGCGATGGGTGCCGTCCTGGACCGCGAGTTCAAGAACTCGGCGGAGTACTTCCAGACGATCTGGCACAACGCGAACCGCACCGCGGACATGCAGGCCAAGCTCACCCGCGTCCGCAACGCGTTCTCCTCGACGGTGCCGTCCGAGGGCGGCTTCCTGATCCCCGAGGTGCTGCGCTCCGAGCTCCTCGCTGTAGCGCTGGAGCAGTCCGTCGTCCGGCAGCGGGCCCGCGTCATCCCGATGGAGACGCTGCGGGTTCCGTTCCCGGCGATCGACGCCACCAGCAACGTGTCCAGCGTCTACGGCGGCGTGGTGGGCTACTGGACCGAGGAAGGCGCCGCGCTCACCGCCAGCCAGGCGGCGTTCTCCCGCATCGTCCTCGACGCGAAGAAGCTCACCGCGTACACCGAGGTCCCCAACGAGCTCATCTCCGACAGCGCCATCTCGTTCCAGGCGTTCCTCGACCAGATCTTCCCCGAAGCCCTCAACTTCTACGAGGACAAGGCGTTCCTCAAGGGCTCCGGCGTCGGCGAGCCCCTCGGTGCCCTCGACACCAACAACAACGCGATCATCCCCGTCCCCAAGGAATCCGGGCAGCCCGCCGCAACGATCGTGTGGGAGAACATCGTCAAGATGTACGCCCGCATGCTCCCCGGCAGCCTGGACCGCGCCGTGTGGGTCGTCTCCCCCGACACCTTCCCTGAGCTCGCCACCATGGCCCTTAGCGTGGGCACCGGCGGCTCCGCGATCTGGCTCAACAACGGCGTCCAGGGCCCGCCCATGACGATCCTCGGCCGGCCCGTCGTCGTCACCGAGAAGGCGCCCGGAGTCCTCGGTACGCAGGGCGACATCAACTTCGTCGACTTCGGGTTCTACCTCATCGGCGACCGGCAGGTCATGTCCGCCATGTCGTCGCCGCACTTCAAGTTCCAGAACGACCAGACCGCCTACCGCATCATTCAGCGCGTCGACGGCCGGCCCTGGCTCCAGTCTGCGGTGACGCCCGAGAACAACAGCGCGTCGCTGTCCCCGTTCGTGCAGCTCGCCACCCGCGCCTGACCCCAAGCCAGCTCCGGCCGGCAATCAACCCCCAGCCGGAGCCACCCCAGAGCAGCACTAACCCCCTGCTCGGAAAGGCAACACCATGACCACAGGAGCACGCGGACTCGGTCGAGTCTTCAACGCCTCCGTCGGCGCCGTCCCCACGGACGCCGTCGCCGCCGCGATCACCGGCAACCGCATCCACATGAGGAACTGCGACACCGTCGCGTTCCTCGTCGTCGCTGCCGCCGGATCGACGGACATCCTCGACCTGGACCTGCAGGAGCACGACGCCGCGACCGGCGGCAACTCCCAGGACCTGGACATCATCACCAAGTACTACTACCAGGACGAAACCACCCTCGACGGCGACGAGACGTGGACCGAGGGCTCGCAGTCCGCCGCGTCGGAGATCACCAACGTGGGGTCTGCATCCGCGCAGCAGCTCGTCGTCGTCGAAGTCTCGGCGGCTCAGCTGTCCGACGGGTTCGAGTGGGTGTCCCTGAACGTCCCCGACCTGGGCACGAACGGCACGAAGTACGTGGCGATCATCAACCTTGCGCTCGACCTCCACGTGCAGCGCAAGCCCACCAACCTCGCCAACCTCAACGTCTGACAGGGAGCTGAATCATGACCGTCATGCTCTCGGGCACCCAGCTGCGCACCATCACGCTGGGAACACGCGTCACCAAGAGCACGGGCACGCTCGCCGCGACGACCGTGCCCCTGTTCACCATCGCTGGCGGCGAGGTCCTCATCACCTCGATGTACGGCCTGGTCACCACGTCGATCACGGTGGCCAACTCGTACAAGCTGCAGCTGAACCCGACCACGGGCGACACGCAGGACATCTGCGCCGCCACCGACATCGGAACCACCGACACCCTCGCCGGAGACATCCTGCAGTTCGGTCTGGCCACCACCACGGCCCCGCCGAAGCTGATGTCCGTCGGCTACGGCACCTCCCGCCTCGACACCGTCCTCACCACCGGCCAGATCGAGCACGTCTCCGCCGGCACCGACGGCGTCATCACCTGGTGCCTGACGTGGGTTCCGATGGCTGACGGCGCCACCGTGGTGGCGGCCTAGCCATGGCGCTCTGGGTGTGCAGCGGAACGGCCGGCTGCGGAACGAAGTACGCGGTTGGCCTGTCCCGCTGCCCGCGGTGTCACAACGAGGAATTTCACGAGGACGGAGACCCCATGGCGAAGATCACGCGCCACGGCGGGCCAAGCGACAAGACCCTGCCCGTGCCGGACACCGCAGCCGCGGCGGCTGAACCACTGGACGTCACGGAGCATCAGGTGGGTCCGGCCGGGCCCGCACCGGAGCCGGAGGGA